TGCACGCTGTCCATGTATTCCAGAATTGGAAAGGCTTGAGCCGTAACGCTAGGCACTTGAATCGGCACGATAGCATTAGGGTTCTTCATCCGAATCACACCGCCAGGCGTAGCGTTTAGCAGGTCATCAATGTTTACCTGACCATCAACCGCACCCATTCGAGCATTGTTTGTTAAGTAAATGTTATCAAGCATCTGACGGGTAACCGTAGACTTGATTAGCTGGATGTCCATAGTACGGTCAGCAAGTGACTGACCAAAGAACTTGTGAGGAATAGGAATAGGGCAGATAGCATGGAATGGCGTTACATCTGTTTCTTCGTCGCTAAGAATCTCACTGCCGCAATAGACAATACGACGCAACTCTGCAATGCCATCATCATTAACGTCTAGGTAGATATAGCACTCATACACCTCAAGACGCTGCATTGACGGGTCAAGGCTCTCATCATCCGGTTGTTCACCCTGGTCGAATCGAGCAATGCGCTCAGGAGAGAACTCTAAGTCATCGTAAGTAGGCAGGTTATCGATGATGTCTTTATCGTAACCCATCTCAATAAGCTCAGACCGTGGCACTAGACGACGATGTGCTGTGAATGGACTATCTGCAATAGTCTTGGCGTTCTTGCTAATTAGGAATTCTTCAGGTGGTACGTTCTCAATGACGACCTGACCTTTGTTCTTGACCTTCTTGATCGTCACATTGTGCAGCATGATAGGCATGCCGGACATGTCAACGACCTCAGACTTCTGCTTAACGATCTCTAGCGACTCGTCAGATAGCAATAAAGCAAGTTCGTCATCCGTAAGGTTCTTGTAAGATTCCTTAGTGACATCTTCTTTAGCATCCCAATAAGCCTTAACAACGCCGGTCTTTTGCAGCAGCGCGTCTTTAAACCAATTGTGCAGGATCAGGAAGCCAGGGTTATCCCGATAGAATACCCAATTACAGTACTGAGTTGCCTGTTTAGCCGCTTCTTCGTCACCAGCAGATTGTGGCTCAAATAAGACAATATCTTCTGTCGTGGTGAATACACGGATTAGCTGTGGCAGTGCGCCATCAACAGCTTCAGCTACTTCACCTGTAACGATCTGGCTGCGACCTTCTTGCTCATTGCCATACGGGTCACGCAGGTAGTATTCAAGCGCCTTTTGACGCTGGTCTGTAGTCTCAGAGTCAATAAAGCCAATGGAGTTATCAATCTCTGCCTCAACAATTGCCTTAATTTCTTCTGACTGCATAAGCTACCCCTAGAATTTTTCCAATTATACAACCCATTGCACGTTATTTGGCAACTTTGACGACCACGAATCAGTACCTTCGTCAAGCGAAATCGCTAGATATCTGAAGCTATCTGAGTAGTGTGATGCCCAATCATGCAAAGGTTTCTCATAGAATACATTGCGTTTCTCGTCATGCTCACGCCTGTAGTTGCGTAAAGCATCAAGGCCAGGCTTAGTCTTTGGGTCAAACCAGCATCTAGGAAGCAAGCGCCTAACAGCCTGGATACCGTCAGCTACCGACAACCGCGGCGCAACAGTGATATTCAGTCCTGCCTCCATGAGTACTTCTTTGCGAGACCTTCCCGTTCCAAGTTCCCTAACCTCAACGTCATGCGGTAAGAACTGCTCCCACCGCGCATAGTCATTGTCTTGCAGCCAGCGTACATACCAGTCCAGACCTTGTCCGTGGTTTTCGACGCAGTCAATAAGCCGCACCTCTTTGCCAACCAACTGAGCCACCCATAGACAAGTAGAATCGCCCATGCCCAAGTCCCAAGCAACAAAAGACCTACAAAGATCGTCGCGCTCAATACGGGTGATATGGCCTTTTTCCTCGATAGTATTGATGATCTGACCATAGTAGCTACCCTCTACCGCAGCGTTAAATGAACATTCAAACTCTTGGTTATACTTGTCGTCACCCATCTCTTTACGGGCAGAATCAAGCTCAGACTCAGGCAGGATCTTGGTCTCGCTGGCTTTAAACTCTAGCAGCTTCCAATCGTCAGCACTGTCAGCCCTATCTCTTAGGTCAGCAAAGTGGTTTCGCCCCTTAGGAGTACCAACGAACATACACCAACCAAGCCGATCAGACAGAGCTGGCCTAATAATCTCATTCCAAATCTTCGGGTCTTGATCTCCGATCTCATCCAATATAACGCCATCGAAGTATTGACCACGCAAGCTATCAGGATTGTCGCTACCATAAAGACTAATGCGGCGTCCCCAGAAGTCAGCCCTGAGTTCAGAAATGTTGTGAGTGGCATTTAGTGGCCTTGTGAATTTGGTTAGGTAATCCCATGCCACCCTCTTAGCTTGGCCATAAGTAGGCGCAATGTAAGCAAACCTCGGCTCATCCTTGTCGCACTCTACGGCAGACTTAATCAAGTGGTTAATGGCCGCTACAGTCTTACCCATGCGACGATGGGCTACAACTACAGCGAATCTAGTGCCGTCCATTGCCTCATGCATCTGTAACTGAGGCTCTCTAGGCTGATACGGAATGACTATTTCTGCCATGTGACCACGTGCTGTTGCGCTCCACCATCTGCGCCTGTTACCTCTGTCCTAGCCAGCTTAGGTATATGGTACTCACTGAGCTTGTTCATCAAGTCTAGTGCCTTATACGGATCTTCTTGCGCTACTTCGTTGAGCCATCTATCCATGTTCGGAGCATTGCGCTCTAGTAGATTAGCAATAGCTTCCCTAACTATCTGCGTACTCTTGTTAGGTACTCCCTTAGTCCTACCCTTACCCATGTTAGTAAGATTAGCTATTCGTGCATCTTCCTGCACTTTGGTGATTTCTGTTTCCATTTTTGCACTATCCTTTGGATGTTATGCGTTTACTTCATTGGTTTATTATTTCTTTCTAAAACAGAAATATTATTAGGATCAAATACAACAAAATTACTAGTTCCACCTTCGGTTATTCTACTTCCCTGGTCTTTGTATCTTATGCCTTTAATATTTATGCTGTTTAATTCTTCTGATGCTATTTTTGCACCATAATTTGCATTATTACTAAAAACATCATTTCTTTTTCCTTCTGAGAAATATTCTTGTAGTCTGTTATAAATTAAACCACCATTTGGATCGTTACCACCACTATCCTTAGCTAAAATTTTGTTTTTTACTTCACCATGTAAGGAATTTAATGATCTTCTTACACTTTCGTTTTGTTTATTAAATGGCTTATCCCAATCCATAAATGTTTCTATAGATTTATCTGGAATATCTACCTTATAAAATGAACCAGGAAACTTTGTTTTAGGTGCTATGTCTTTTTCAAGCCATTCAATCACTTTAGGATCAGCACCTATGTCTTTTGCATAACTGATAAGTTCATCAGGTGGCGTATCAAGCATCATTTTCTCAAGCATTGCAGCCTTGTCGTACTCTATCTGTGCTTCTTTTACAGGAAGTCTGTTTGCTTTGTTTTGTATTTGCTCATAAATAACTTCAACAGGCTTACCACCAATGGTTGTGGTTTCTCCAGCCTTTTGACCTAAAGCCATTTGATAGCCTCTAGCTACACCAGGCGCTTCTGCAAAATAAATCCCATGCCCATATGCTTGCGCTCCCTCTCCAGTACCAACCTTACTAATATCAAATTTATCAAAAGTATGCGGAGTTCCATGATAAGCAATTAATGGAGACAATAAACCAGTATCGGCAGCATATTGCTCTAACATTCGTCCAGCAGCAGGAGCAGCATATTTAGCTGTTTTAACTCCAGCCCCAAGCAAACCTTTACCAGCAGCTAATCCACCAGCACCTAATCCAAGCGTATCCACTACATCCATTGGCCTGGGAGCTTTACCTGCACCTATATCGCTATATGCACTCTCAGCGCCAGTAATACCCAATACATCAGCGGGTTTAATTGCTCTTAGTAGCTGATCTACATTAATTTGCTGCGTCTGTAGACCTTGTGGAACTACCCCGCCCATAGGGTCTTGTTTAGGCGCAAAGTTAAAGCCAGTAGGAATACTTACTTTAGCTTGGCCTGTGTAGCCAGGGAATAGCTTTGCAACGTCAGCAGCATTGCCTAATTTATTTACTGCTTGCTTTGCAATACCAGCACCAGTAGCCATGCGCTGCGCTATATTGTCCTGATTAGTAAAGCCGCCACCAGATAAGTTTTCATTAATAATCTGCTGAGTTGTTTTATTGCCAAGACTTTGCTGGAATAAAATTCTGTCTAACTCTGCTTGTGTTGGCAATCTATTAAATTCAGCCATAACAATCCTTAATAATACGTATCGTATACATCCGGCCTATTCTGCCGTATCCATGCCCTGCTATCCTCATGACATTTAGCGAAGTTATCGCCTACTGTCTGGCTGCCTGCGTGATGCACATAGCCTCTACTCACCCAATGAGTGAAGCCAGCCTTAGTCATGTCATCGCAGATAATGTTATCAGAATACCAGTTTACGCTTGGAAACTTAGCTGCTTTCCATGCCTCCTTTGATACTGACGCAAAGATAGGCGCAATAGTCTGTGCCTTCTTTATAAATCCCTCGCTGCGATAGCGTAAACCTACAAAATCATCATCAACAATAGGATAACGTATATTTTGCTCAGGCAATACAAAGTCAGACCTAGTACCCAAGAAGCCAACTTTATATCCTGCGTTTTTGAGTAAATCCCAATCTACTGCCATTTTAGTAATAGTGCTAGGTGTAGGTACTACATCATCATTAGCCAAGATCACAGAATCATATCCTTGAGCAAACGCATAGTCTGTAGCTACATTGTAGGCATCACCAAAGTTAGACTCCATATTCGGAATCATCTTTATGTGTTTACCGAAACATTTAGGCGTATTGCAGCTTATGTACACTGGTATGTGAGGCGCATAGACCTCCAAAGCAGTTACCAGTACCGTTAAGCCAACATTCCCTGTACTGCATATCACGATTGCTTGCATAAGCCCCAGAAGTAAAGATCAGCAGGTGAGTCATTAGTCGAGAATTCGTATTGCTCAAACTTGCTTAAATCGCACTTATCTCTAAAGTCTTGCTCAGTTAAGTTAAGATAATAATCGCCAAGAAAAGGATTGTCAGCCCTGCTAGTCCTGCTGGTTCCATGCTCAGGCCTCCCAGTAGTAGCGCAACTAAAAAATACTAATCCGTTAGCCATTCTGACCATATTCTCAAAGGTTTTAACCCATTGTTC